AGGGGTAGCATCTGTTACATTAGGATGTGTAAGTGTAATACGAACAGCATTATTATTATTTATAACTCTTCCAATTATACCAAGTATAGCTCTTACCTCAAAACCAGTTGGTGTGCTAACTGTCTGTAATACACGACTAGTTCCAAGACTACTTCCATTTACATTAGTGATCTGATTATCAAAAATAAATTCATCTTCAAACTGAGTAAATCCAAGAATGTTGCTGCTGCTATCTGTAAGAACAGAACCAATGCGCCTGTAAGCAGAAGCAACTCCAGATGTTGCCACAAGGTTAGCTGCATTAGTTGCCGTATCAAAACCAGCATCAGTACCACCAGCATCTAACTCAACAAGATAGACATGATACCAAGTATCTGCTGACAAACTTACACCATTTGCCATGCCACCATTACCACTGCCAGATGCCCAAGTAGCATCAATCTTTTTAGTAAAGGTAGAAGAGATGCTTAGATCAACACCATCCGCCGTATCTCTTGCTTCACCAACTGCAATGTCAATATCATGATCACTGTCACTGCTATTATTGGATAGTGTAAGACCAGACAGATATCCTCTAGGCATACCAGTGGCAATGCCTGTTAGATTAGCACCACTTCCAAAGAAAGCAGAAGCACAGACCTTATCACTTATTACAGCATTTGCAGCAGTTACATTACCTGTAAGTGTTATTGCTGTGCCAGTAATACTAGTTGCTGCTAGAATAGATGTTGCAAGGCTAACACCCGTTAAGCTTGTTGTGGTAATACCACCAGTGGTAATACTGGTTGCGGTAAGATTAGTAAAAGTATTTTGAGTAACAGGAGTAACAGTTGTTCCATTTGTTACATACAAAGCTGTAGACCCATCTGTAACAGTCGTCCCTGTATTACCAGCTACTTTCAAAATAATAGCATCGGTGCTGGCATTAAAAGAAACAGAGTTCTTTACAACGTAAGTTTTAGAATTATTAGGTATCAAAACATTAATTGTATTATGCGCTCCACCAACACTTCCCTTAAACTCTAGTATAGCAGAACGAGATTGATCGCCAGACCCTTGGTTCTCAGTTAGAGTAACAGTTGCAGCACTGCCAAGAGATACAGTAGTATATCCAGCAATAGCATCATCAACAAGACTGATAACTCCATCATTGAGGATTTGACCCCAACTGTTTGGATTCTCTCCATCTCCTTGCTTTGTCAAGCGTATGTTTGTTGTATATGTGCTTGCCATTAGACTGCCTTTCCTTTTTCTTTCTCTTTACATTCTGATTCTATTATATGGGCTGTTGGAGTTTGTTTGGTTATATTATCAATTACACTGCTGTATAAAGCACAATCACTCTTACTTGGAAACGGACCAGTAACAGATCGTTCTATAACAGGTTCTCCTGTTGGAAGTATTGAAATTATAATTACTGAAATAAAATAATACATTAGTCTCCTAACTTAGGCCAATCGTAAAGTATGCCAGACTTAGTTACACTGCCATCTTCATTAGTCGTGTACGTTACAAACAGGGCTGCAACTGCATCTGTATCCGCTGCATTGTCTATTGCTGTTTCCATCTCTGTAGCTTTGGTGCGGATCGCATCTCGGTAGGTCTGGATATTTGATGGTATCTCTGTTCCTTTATCTGCTTTCCTGACAACTGCCCAATCAGTTTGAGCAAGCAAAGAACCTTGCTGTTCCTTTACTGCTTGTTTTAAGTTCCATTTAACACCACGATTAATTGCCTGATTGCCATCATCGTCTAGAATAGGATCGCCATTTTCATCTACTGCATTTACATCATTAAGATTTTTAGCTGTCTTAGTTATTGTACCATCAGAATTTTGTGACCAATCATAAAGACGGCTATCCGGTGGTGTTTCTTCTACCACTTCAGTAAGACCAGCAGCAGCCTTTTCTGTGGCAGACCAAACATGCCAATTAGCAGGATGCTGCACACCATTATCATCGGTCCAACCTTTACCTGTTCTAATTGTTCTGCCATTATATTTCCACATTACTTTATTCTCCTATCGGGCGGTTGCTGTTTTAAACGGTGACTCAGCAAATGCCATATACAGATAATCACCACCACTAGCATTCATTGCTGTATTTGTATTTTTTACCTTAAAACCATTTGACAAAAATGATGCTTTACGACTACCACCAGAATTGTCTTCTTCGCCAAAATGGTCATTTGCATTAATTTTATTATTCATTTCATTACCAGCCGTTGGGTCTTTACCCGTTGAGCCAGCCTCAGAACCAAAATTACCAGAACCTCTAGCCGTATCAAGTATAGACCAGCCATCAGCAGCATCGTATCTATGAAACATTATCCATCTTGGTTTAAAACCAGTGTAAACAAATGGTCCATCAGTTGAGCCATTGCCTTCATAGCCACCAAACTTGCTAAAGCCGTCTACGTCTGCAAAACAGTAGGCAACATGATTAGCACTTGATTTATTAGCGCCATCTATAGAGCCTAATGAAAACACGCTGCTAGTTGGAGTAGTGTTATTGAAAATAGCTTGGGTTGCTTTAGCATTGGCTAAATTAAGATACACATTACCATCGTTCCCAACAGCTTCGTGATATACAATCCAGCTTTCAGCATTAGACCTGTCTTTGATAATAATCATCTTCGGCACAGCACCCAACCCATGACCAACAGTAGCATTTGCTCCTGTACCTGTGTAAGTAACAATACTGAAACCACTTGTAGTATTGGCTGATACCGTACTGTTTATGCTGCCATCAGTGTTACTGCTGCCACTGCCGTTAGCTTTCCATGCCCAACCAACATAGTTCGTGCCGCTTTGGTTTACGAAAAGATTGCTGGTTGTTCCATTGTCTAAGGTAAATCCATCAGATGTGAATGCTAATGTTGAGCCAAAAGCACCCGGTCCAGCTACTTCTGAATCAGCCGTATTGGATTGAATAAACTGACCTGCACCACGCACAGCATCAGTAATGTTATGTGAGTAGTCATTATTACGTGCCTTAATCCAGACCCAATCAGGAGCAAAATTATAACCAGTAATTGCTCGGCCATCGGTTGAATTACCTGCCCATAGCCCAATATCAAACTGATCTGCCGGATCGGAAATGCTTGGATCGGGTAGGTTGGCAGTTGACATCGGACTAAAACCAGTAGGCGCAGCCGTATTAAATGCTGACTGACCAGCATTCATAGTCACATCTGTGGCTGAACTTCCAGCATGGCTCACGCAGAAACGATATTCAGTTCCTGCAACTAAATTTGTAAACGCAGCATTTGATCCAGCGGCAGGATCACCGCTGTTTTGATAGGTGCCGTTTTTGCTAAAGTATATTTTCTGATTATCAAGATCTAATGCGATACCAATGATATCACCGTTGCCGTATGTATCACCGTATGAGGAAGACGAACCTCCACTTAATTTATTACCACTTGGTAAGTAACCAAAAAACGTACTACTGTTGAGGTTATTGCCGCCTGTAATATTCAAATCAATTCCAATAATCCCTATAGCGGGATATTGATTAGATAGTTGCGGGGCGGCGTTTAGAGTAAATTCTGCGTAGTATTTTCCTGTAGTTGGAGCAATCGTACCAATTGCTTCAATGGCGTTAGAGGTGCCGCTAGCACTTGAGCGTAGATTACCATCCGATAGCGTCAGAGCTTGACCGGAAACATTGCAACTACCAATTGGATTAAACGTAGTAAAGTTATCAGTTGGACTGTCCAACATCTGATCTGCCGCAGTCAAGCCTGATGTTGTAAAATCGTTGTTGTTACCGCTGCTATCATTGCCAAGATCAGAACTATCTTCACCCTTTATGTAAAAACCATTAGTACCATAGGAGCCAGCATACTTTATCGGCACCCACTGTCCAGTAGTGTTGCTAGTTTCACCAAAGTTAGCTGGAGCTAGTTGCGATCCATCTACAAAATTTATTTCAGCTAAGTAGCCATCAAACTGTTGGGCTGTGTTGTAAGATAAACGACCAATGCGATGGTTGACAGTATTATTTACACTAGTATTAGTATTCTGACCCATATAATCAGAATTATTAAAGTCAGTAATTTCATTACCATTTACATATAACTTGCAGCGGTTAGAAGCAGTAGATTGTGTTGTATCAACTGCAACAACAATATGATACCAAGCAGAAAAATCTACGAAATTTTTTTCCGACTGTAAATCTAGACTAGTTCCGGCTGATATATCGTCAAATACACCGAGATAGGCACCATTTGCAGCAGAACTAAACCTTATTCCAAACCTATCAGAAGAGTTAGCACCAGCAGCAAAAAATGCTTGCTCTGAATTACTTGCTCTTTTTACCCACCCACTCCATGTCCATGTTTTTCTGTTACCTGCACTTGAGGGTGTCCGGTCCATAAAAGCTGAGTCGTCATCATTAAAACGGATTGACTGTTCAATGTCATATCCAGTAGCCTGACCACCAGCACCAGCAAGAAGGTTGTTACTAAATACCACTACTTTTTGTCCTAACTATAAGCCTGTGTCATTACTGCTTGAATATTTTCAGCAGTATTATCAGAAGAAACAGATACAACTATGTAATCTAATCTATCCATTGCATTATCATCTGTTGATAGTGTTGGTGCTGTACCGCCAATAAAGTTAAAACATGCATTGTAAGACATCGTTCCAGAACCACCATCCTGCATTAGTAGAATACTGCCAACCTGTCCTACCCTTGCATTAGTAGGACGTGCCAGAGTATGTGCAGCAGTAACAGAGGTGAAGAAGTTCTGTGCTATACCGAAGTTAAGAGACACAGATGTTACACCATTGATAGCTGTAGTATGCACAGCAGCAGCCGCTGACTCACTTAGCTGTAGCTGCCCCTCCAGTGACGTATTGCCAGACACTCGTACAGTTCCAAGAAAACCAGCATTACCAGCAGCAGTTACTGTGCTAAGAAGATTGGTTGCTCCTCCAACGCTAAGAGTAGATGCTAGAGAAACCGCTCCTGCTACTGTAACAGTGCTACCAAAGTTTGATGCTCCTCCAACACTTAAAGTAGAAGCTAGAGAAACTGCACCACCAACAGTAACCGTACCACCAAGATTGGTATTACCACTTACTGACACGTCATCTTTAAACGTACCAGCGCCCACAACTGTTACAGTGCTTGCTAGATTTGTAGCACCGCCTACGGAGAGAGTAGATGCAAGAGATACTGCTCCCGCCACAGTTACGGTAGAACCAAAGTTAGCTGCACCACCTACTGACAGTGTAGAGGCTAATGAGACTGCACCAGCAACTGTTACAGTTCCACCAAGATTGGTATTACCACTTACAGAAACATTTGTTTTAAATGTAGCATTGCCAGAGACAGTTACTGTGCTGTTAAATATAGCAGCACCAACAGCAGTTACGGTTCCACCGACATGCAGGTTTCCACCAACTGTTGCATTGTTAACGGATATATTTCCACTAATACCTACGTTCGTAAGATTAGAACCATCTCCATGATATGCACTAGCGCAAACACGAGCATTGGTTGCTTGTAAATTTGTACCAGCAATAGTCACCGTACTTGCAAAGTTTGCCGCTCCACCTACACTTAGAGTTGATGCAAGACTTACTGCGCCAGCAACTGTAACTGTTCCTCCAAGATTAACATTGCCACTAACAGAAACATCATCTTTAAATGTAGCAGCGCCAACCGCAGTTACTGTTCCACCTACATGTAGATTACCACCAATGGTAGCATTATTAACAGAAATATCTCCAGTTACTACTGCTGTAATACCTGTTAAGTTAGAGCCATCTCCATGATATGCACTTGCACATACCCTTGCATTTGTTGCCTGAATATTAGTACCAGCAATGGTTACTGTACTTGCAAAGTTTGCCGCACCTCCAACAGATAGAGTAGAAGCCAGTGACACTGCTCCCGCTACTGTAACTGTGCTTGCAAAGTTTGCTGCACCGCCTACACTTAAACTAGATGCAAGACTTACTGCACCACCTACTGTAACTGTGCCACCTAACCTTGTGTCGCCACTTACACTTACATCATCTTTAAATGTTGCAATACCACCAACCGTAAGCGTAGAGGCAAGAGAAGTTGCAGCCGCTACAGTCAGTGTTCCATTAATGTTTGCATTACCACTAACTGATACACCGCTCTGGAATGTAGCGGCACCCACAACATTAAATGGTCCGCTAACTGATACGCTACCACCAGCATGTATAAATCCTGATACAGAGATGTTAGTAGCGATACCAAGTTCAGCTTCCACATTAGAAAGATTAGAACCATCACCATAAAAGAATGCAGCGGTTACGTTGCCAACTACATTTAAATTACCGCTAACAGATACGTTAGTTGCAAAGTTTGCAATGCCTCCTACACAAACAGAAGAAGCAACATCCAAACGCCCGCTAACTGAAACATCGTTATCAAATTCTGTTTTTGAAGTAAAGGTAGCCGCACCAGCCACTGCAAATGTACCACCAACTGATACATTATTTTTTAGTATAGCTGCATTCTCTACGGTAACTGTAGACTTAAATGTTGCAGCACCTACAGCAGTTACCGTGCCTTGAAGTTGTGCTGCACCCGCTACTGTTACTGTAGAACCAAACTGTGCGGCTCCACCAATTGATACAGTGCTTTGTAGATGTGTAGCGCCAGCTACTGTAGCAGTGCCACCAACATATAAATTACCACCCACCGTAGCATTGCTAACAGATATGTTACCACCAATAGTAGCTGTCACACCAGAAAGGTTTGAACCATCTCCGTAGAAAGCACTTGCACAAACTTTATCATCTACATGAAGGTTTGAATCTAATGATACCTCACCAGTAACTCCTAAAGCTCCAGTAATCTGAACAGCATTAGTTGCTACCTTCAGAGCAGTATTAGTTCCATCACCCGTCTGCACAGCTTTGAGTGAAGTATTAACACCAGTATTGCTAGTAGAAGAACTAACAAGTATTACCTGCTTATATGTATTTGATATTAGCTGTCCAGTTAAATCACTCATATTAGATTCCAATGTTTATCTGTTGATTCCCAAGTACTTGACGCTTGATCCCACGTCAGATTTCTACCGCCCACATCTGGACGAGGATTGAGAATAGCTGGATTATCTCTTACATCAGGCACATGATTTTGAGGATGGTTCTTTAGATCAAACTGTCCTTCAAAGTCTTCGGGACATACCAGCATCCCATAACTGTTCATTCTCATGGTGCGGTGTGGATATACAAACCCACAGACATCGCACATAGCTAGAGCATTTTTAGTGCTTGCCATTAGATGTACCTTAATCTTGGCACAACACGCATTGAAGACCTTTCTCTATCTTCTTGCATAGCTCTAGCAAGAGACTCTTCATAGTTTGCTTTTAGCATTTGTATGCGTCCAGCATCTACACCAAATCGTTTCATTGACATGTAATAAGAAAGTCCTGCCGTAAGGCAGGGCAAAAATCTTTTAGGAACATCAGCATTTTGACCTGCCGATTTATTTACATCTGTAAGTTCGCTAAATACTTCTATCTTTAAAACATCTGTAGAGTTCTCAGGAATAGGCCATACAGAAAGAACAGGATTATCCCTGCCCCTTCTAATAGAATACTGAGACGATCTTCCAGTTTGTGTTTTGTTAGGAATGAGCAAAAATTCTTCAGGTGTTATACGTTCTAATTTAATATCTGTATCATCTCTATTAAGAACAACTTCAAGAGCATCTATAGTAGAAGATGATAGATCATAAGAAGTAGTGCTTGCAGCTACAGTAACAGACGACACACTCGTAGTCCATAATAGTATACCACGGTTTTGCCAATCTCGCAACATTAAATTTACAGAGCGACGTGCAGAGGCAGGCTCATGACCAAGAGTGTCCTCACCCCCAATCATTTCCATTGCTTCTTGTATAACCTCATCTATATCAAGGTTAAAATCATATGTGCCTGAAGTTGCCATTATTTCTTAGCCCTTCTTTTTCTAACTGTTTTTTTCTTTCTAGCAATTGTACGAACATTTGTGGGTTTACCACCAACACCTTGAGGCTTTGCTCTTTTTCTTGCTACTGCACTTTTTCTTTGTGCCGCAGTCATGCTCTTAGCTTTAGAGCGTGGCACACATTTTGGATATTTTCTTTTGCTTGATTTTGTAGACTTACGTCCACAGGCTTGGAACTTGCCTTTCTTTTTAGGCGCACCAATATCTACCCAATCTCCTTTTGGGCCTTTTCCAAACCATTCTTTCAAGCTCATTAGTAGGTTCCGCCACGTTTTTTATATGTCTTAACTAGCCAAGCATTAGCATATGCGCTTGGATATACATCAAACTTACGTTTAGCTTCAGACTTCACCCGTGCATACAAAGCTTTATTCTTTGGTGTAGGTGACTTCTTTTTAGATGTAGTCTTACGTTTTCTTTTTACTGCCATTTGTACCTCTTGATTTTCGTATTGCTTCTTTACCTTTTTTAAATATAGAAGCTACTTGAGTTTTGCCCATAACTTTGGCACGTTGTTCTCCCACAGTTAGTATCTGTATCTTACGAGCATAAGGTTTATTTATTCGTTTAACCTTTGCTACTGTAGCCCTAGCATCTGCTGGAGTAGCAAACTTTATACTAACTGTATCTTTTGGATTTTCGTCAGTGTAAAGTCTGCGTCCAGAACCTTTAGGCTTTTTTCCTGTACCAACTTTAGGATCACGTTTCTTAGGCATTACTTAGCACGGCCACCACGACGACGACGAACGGTTCCACCACGAGAGCGATACTTAGTCATCTTACCGCCACCCATACGGCGAACCACGCCACCTTTAGACCTATTTTTGGTCATCTTGCCACCACCCATACGGCGAACAACACCACCTTTAGACCTATTTTTCGTTCTTTTCATCATCTTCAATCTCCTCTGCGTATAGATTGTTAAAAGTAATATTAGGATTCATATAACTATTATCTATTTCTGCTGAGTGTATGTATTGACTTGGTGCAAAATCTGGCGCACCTTCACCAGTTTCCCACAAAGCAGGATTAGTTACTCTAACTCTATTATTAGGTAACGCTACAATGTTACCTGTAAATTCATCTGCATCTATAAGTTCTAATACATGTGATTGTTTATGTTGCGCTGGATCATCTGAAATATAACTGTCAGTATAATCTATAGTAAACATATAACGACCTGTATAAAACTCCCCATTTATTTTACATATCCACGGACTTGAAGATACTCTGTCAAGAACAACTACGGCATGGTTTCTGGAAGAACAATCCCACGGTTGGGCAAAGTGTGTTGGCATTAGTTCCGGCCACTTATCCAACTCTGTATCTGC